GTTAACAGATGAAGAAAAATTATTTTTAAAAGCTTTTGGTGTAGACTATACATCATATAGTGGTTCTGCATTAAAGGAAATTACATATTTAACATGTATTAAGATAATAAGCGAGGCAATTGGTAAAACACCAATATACCTAGAAAGAGAAACAGAGGATGGAATAGAAAGAATAATAGATGATGATTTATCTGAATTAATATCTTTAAGACCTAATCCTTATATGAGTGCAATTGACTGTTGGAAGACAATAGAGGCCTTAAGACAACATGATGGTATATCAGGGTTATACAAGATGTATAAGAAAGGTGAGCTTGTAGGCTTGTATCCTATAAGAATTACTGGAATAACAATTGATGATGCAGGAATACTTAATTCTAATTTAAAATATAAAGTTTTAGTTGATTTTACTGTAGCAGGCACATCTATGGTTCAAACAGCATTGTATGAAGAATTATTAATATTTAAAGGTTTTAGCTTGGATGGTATTAATACACATTCTATTAGAGATTTAGCAAAGTCAGCAATTGATACTAATATTAAATCACAGAATTACTTGAACACATTGTTTGATTCAGGTTTAACTAATAAAGTTGTAGTTCAGCTTACATCGGATATAAAGGAAGAAAAAGGTATTAAAAAAATACAAGAAAAGTTCAATAGGATTTACTCTAAATCAAAGAGAATATTTACTGTACCTGCAGGATTTAATGTATCGTCACTTAATCTATCCTTATCAGATGCACAGTTTGAACAAATTAGAAGAATGAACATATCTCAAATAGCTGCATTATTTGGAATAAAAATGCACCAATTAAATGATCTAAAAGATACTAATAATAATTCGTTAGAGCAACAACAAGTTAGTTTCTTAGTAGATACATTATTAATTCTATATGAATCCATAGAACAGGAAGTAACATATGGATTACTTACCAAAGAAAAACGTAGAAAAGGATATCAGTTTAAATTCAATACTAATGTAATACTTAGGTCTTCACCAGAGACACAAATGAAAATTATAACAGGCTATGTTTCAAATGGTGTATATTCACCAAATGAAGGAAGACGTATGCTTAGAAAGAATAAAAAAGAGGGTGGAGATGACTTAATTGTAAATGCTGGTGTTCTAAAGATGAAAGATTTAGGAAAAAACGTTATGAAAGAAGGTGAGTAAGGTGTCACAAGAAAAAAAGAATGATGCGTTAGAGAGAAGAAATTTTCCCAATACAATAGAGATAAGAGAAGGTTCTGCAGATAATAACGAATCAAGAAAAATAGGTGGTTATGCACTAAAATATAATGCTCCTACATTGATTAGAGATAGATGGGGAGATGAATGGTTAGAAGAATTTGCAGTAGGTGCTTTTGATGAAAGTATTGCTAATTGTAAATCTGCAGGTTCAGAAATAAAGTGTCTGTGGAATCATGATATGGCTAAACCATTAGGCTCTACTAAGAATGATTCTTTGAGATTTAATTCAAATAATACAGAAGGATTAGAATATGAGGATGATTTGCCAAACAATACATGGGGAACAGATGCATATGAAAGTGTTAGTAGAGGCGATGTAGATGGAAGCTCTTTCGGATTCAGAGCGAAAGAAGACAAATGGAGCAAAGTGGAATATGAAGGAAAGTCTATATACAAGAGAAGTATTATAAAGGCTGATTTATATGAAGTTAGTCCATGTACTTTTCCAGCTTATGGTTCTTCAGATATAAGCTGTAGAAGTTACAAGGATTATATAGAATCAACTAAAGATGAATTAAGAATACAAAAAATAAAAGAAGAGTCTAGGTTGATAGATATTCAACTAGAGAATAGGAGTGCTTAGAGATGACAGTACAAGAATTAAGAAGTCTAATTAGCGAAAAAACACAAGAGATAAACAAGTATATTGAAAACAGAGATGCTGATAAAGCTGAAGAAGCTTTAAACGAGAAAAGAAAGCTTACTCAATTATTAGCTGTTGCTGAAGCTGAAGCAGAGTTTGACAAAGGAAGTTTAGAAGGTCAAAAGGAAGGCAGAAGTAGAGCAGATGTTGTAAATGAAATGAGAGCAGCAGTTAAATTTGCTCTTAAAGGAAAAGAATCTTTAACAGATGAAGAAAGAGCAGCAGTTAGTATTGATAACAATGCAGCTGTTCTTCCAGAAGAGTTTGTTAATGAAATGCAAATATTAAGAGAAGGTTTCCCTTCACTTAAAAAGCATTGTCATGTTGTTAAGGCTCGTTCTAACCATGGTAAAATGCCATTTGCTAGAATAGGTGGAAAGAAGTTAACTAAGTATAAATCAGGTACTAAGTTAACTGGAGAAGTAGCTAATACAGAAGATGTTCCATATGATATTGAAAACTATGGTTCATTAGTTCCTATTGCAAATGATCTACAAGAAGATGAAGCAATAGACATAATTAATGAAGTAATTAAACCAGATTTTGCAGAAGCATCAGTTAATACTGAAAATGAAGAAATAATGACTATAGTAACTGAAAATGCTACAGAAGTACCAGGTACAAGCCATAAAGACATTAAGGCTGCAATTGATGGAACATTACCAGCATTAAGAGCAAAGACAATTACAATAACTAACTTAGAAGGATATGTATATCTTATGTCTCAAGAAGATAAACAAGGTAGAAATCTTGAGTTAGTTAAGAATGTTAATGGAGTAGATTACTATGAGAAGAAAGTATTGGAAACTCTTTCAAATGAAGAGGTAGTATCACCAGAAGGACATTATGTATTCTATGTAGTTAACTTATATGCATTGGCTAAGTTCTTTGAGAGAAAAGGATATACAGTATCTACAGATAAATCAGTATTCTTTGAATCTGATGAAACAGCATTGAAGGTACAAGAAAGATTTGATGTTGAGAAATTAGATGATAGATACGTTAAGAAGGTATTAATTCCTAAAGCATAAGGTGTGATAGCGTATGTCAATTGAATTAAAAGATGTAAAGAAACATTTACATATTGAGTTTGATGATGATGATGAGTTAATAGAAAACTTAATCGTATCTGCAGAAGCTTTAATTGATAGACTTGTTGGAACCGCCTATAAAGAACGTGAGAATTACAGTAGTGATAAAGATTATGAGAAAGGTCAGAATTTAGCTGACCTTCTCATGAAAAAGTTACTTAATGATATGTATGATAATCGAGGTAGTGTAACAGAAAAAGAACTTAAGAATGATAGGATAACATCTAGTATATTAGATGTGCTATCTAACATAGGTGATTAGTATGTATATAGTGATAGAGAAGAAAGCAGATGTAATAGTTGATGGAGTAAGAAAGGAAGAATGGCAAGAATACTATAGACCATGGGTTGATGTTAAGTCATTATACGGCAAGGAACTTTATCAAGCTTTATCTGCAAAATTGGAGAATGTTCTTAATTTTGAGACTAGGTATTGTAAGAAGATAAAAAATCTCAATACCAAGAATTATCGAATAGTTTGGGAAGACAGGTATTTTAATATTATTCATGTTGACTATGGAATAAAAATAAATAAGAGAGTGACAATTAAAGCTAAAGAGGTGGTTTAGTTGGAATTCATAAAAATGGATTTTAGTACATTTGAAAATACATATAAGGAATTAGAGAAATTTGTAGATGATGCAAGTCTTGAAAAGATTAATAGAAAAGTTATAAAACAAGCTGTTGAAATAGGACATGCTGAGACCGTTAGCTTGATAAAAAGCAGAGCTTATTCATCTGACAATTCAAAGTCAGGACGAAAAGGAGCTAGACCAAGTGGACACGCTGGAGATAATGTTCCTAAAAAGGTAACTAAAAGTAAAGATTATGGAATATCTGGTGTTGTCGGATGGGATAGAAGTGATAGGTCAGAGCATTTCTATATGAAATTTCAAGAGTTTGGAACATCTACAGAACCACCACATCAAACAGCAAAGCATTTTATAAGAGATGCAACAAAGAATTCACAAGATGAGATGCAAGCTATTATGAGTAGAGAATATGAGAAAGCTTTGAGTGAGGTATTAGGATGAGTAAAGTAAAATTAACTTCGGATGAAATTGTTAAAGTTGAAGAGATTATTAAAGAGTGTGAAGCAGAAGATGATTTTAATTTAACAAAATATATTGGGAATATATTATCTATAACTGACTATAAAGCTTTTGAAGGTTGGTATGATGCAGATCTAAATGAAACTCATATTACATTCATATATTTAAATGATGCAGATATTAATTTTGCAGATGATAGTAATGAAGATACAGAATATTATCTGCAGGTTGATATATGGAGTAAGGAATCTTGTGAAAAGCTTAGAAAGAAAGTTAAAGCATTACTAAAGAAAGCAAACTTTGAATACATAACAGGTAACAATGATTATGAGGCAGAGAATAAATTGTATCATATAGCATTAAGAGTTAGGTTTGAAGTTGAAGAATAATTTTGAGAGGTATTTATCATGAATCAATTAAAAGAGAATGAGCAAACACTTACAAGAAAACGTATTGTTGGTTTAAAGGATTTAGCAATAGCATTAGTTACTACAAATGATAGTAATAATTATGCTGCAGATGTTCCTGTAAGATTAGCAAGAGCAGTTACAGCTACAGTAAAAGAAAATTTTTCTAAAGAGGATATCTATTCAGATGATGCAGTAGAAGATACTGTAGATAGTTTTGAAAAAGTTGAAATTGAAGTAGAGGTTAATAGGTTAGCTCCAGGAGACCAGGCTTTATTATTTGACTGTCTTTATAATAAAGGATATTTATTAAAATCAGGTGATGATAAGGCTAAAGAGATAGCTGTAGGTTTTAGAGCAAAACAAGCTAACGGTAAATATGAGTTTAACTGGTATTACTGTGGAACTGCTTCTAGACCAGAAAAGAGCTATGAAACAATTAAGGATAAGAAAACACCACAGTCAGAAAAAATCACATTTACTATGTATCAACGTAACAAAGAGGACATTGTAAATGGTGAGAAGAAGAGATTATATGCTATTACAGTTGATGAGAGCCAATTATTAGAAGATTATACAGATGCAAAAGCAGCAATTGATAATTGGTTTGGAGAAGTGCAAGAGTATCCTGAAGAGATTACAAATCCAGAAGCAGGAAACGAAGCAACATCTTAGTAGATGAGTATAAGGGGACGAGTATGTCCCCTTTAAAGAATAGGAGATTAGGTAATGAAGATAACAGTAAAAGGACAAGAATATACTTGTGAAAAAATAAGTAGAACGAAATATGCAAAGTTTAGAGATACATATCAGAAGATAACGAAAGATGATCCAGATAAAATGATTTTTACAGAAGAAGATTTGGATGATATGGTAGAAGTTATTGTATTTGTTTATGATAATGCATTTACAGTTGATGATATTAATGATGATTTGGATGTTCCAGAGATAATGTTCCATTTCTCATTAATAAATGCTGAAGTAATGAATAAAGTTAATTTACAGACTGATGTAGCAAAAAAAAATTCGATATTAATGGATTCTTTGAACTAGGTCTGAAGATTAATGGGAAATTAATAAATATAGGCAAGATAAACGTATATCAATATAAAAAATATATTCACATAATGCAAAAAATTGATGTGACGGAAGATGAAATCGATTTATTAATGTTGTATTCAATTATGATAAAGATATTTGTTCAAGATTTAGATCTAGATGTACTAGAGGTGCATGAAATATATTTTGTATACAAAGAAATAGTAAATATTATTGATGCACATTTGAATAGTAAAATGCGTAAAATAAGTAATTTATTAGGTGGTACACAAGGTGTAGAAGTTGAGAAGAGTGCTTTTGATGAATATGACATGGAAAATGGATATATAGAAGATGAAGAGGTAAGTTATTGGGATAACTATGCTAAGAATCTAGATAATATTATTTATATTGCAATTAAGAATATAGGTAATTCTTATAAGGAGTGTTTAGATTCGGATGCAGTAGACTTGTTGGATTATATTCATTTTTCGATCGAGTTGGAGAAAAGCTTAAAGGAATGATTTGAATGGCAAGCCCAAGTATGAGAGTCACTGCTCAAACATCTAGCTTCCAACAACAGATGAGAGCTATGGTTGAGTCAATGAAACGTGTTAGCAGTGAATATAAATTAAGCGCAACACAAGCAAAATTGGCAGGCGATTCAGCAGGAGTTTATAAAGCAAAAATAGTTGAGTTAACTGAAAAAATAAAGTTACAAAAACAGTCCATAGAATCCCAAGAAAAGCACTTAACTACTCAACAAGAGAGAATGGATAAATTAACAGAAAAAAATGCTCAACTTAAAGAAGAGGTAGAAAAACTATCTACTGCTTATGAGAAGAATAAGAGTGAACTGGGAGAGAATAATGAAGCAACTAAATTGGCTAAAGAGGAACTAGAGAAAAAGCAAGAGGCATTGAAAAAGAATGAACAAGCTATAACTAGTCAATCTTTAGCCATTGATAAATCTACAACTAAATTAAATGAAAGTAAGGCAGGATTAATTCAGTATGAACAGGAACTAGATGATGCAAATATTTCATTGAAAAAAGTAGAAGCAGGACTTGATGATACAGGTAAAGAAATGCAAGAGTCAGGGCAAAAAGCTGTTACTTTTGGAGATTTGCTAAAAAGTAGTGTAGCTGCAGACCTGATAGTAGCAGGACTTAGGAAAATTAAGGATGCTATTATTGATGTGTCAAAGGCTGCTTTGCATGTAGGTATGGATTTTGAATCATCAATGTCACAAGTTGCAGCAACTATGGGATTTACTGTTGAACAGATACAGAATGGTGATGAGAGTTTTAGGAAATTAGAGGATGCAGCTAAGAAGTGTGGAGAAGAAACACAGTTTAGTGCATCTGAAGCAGCAGAAGCATTAAATTATCTTGCACTTGCTGGTTATGATGTAGATAAATCGGTTGAAACACTTCCTACAGTATTAAATCTTGCTGCAGCAGGTGGTATGGATTTAGCTTCGGCATCTGATATGGTAACTGATTCTATGTCGGCACTTGGAGATGTAGCAGGAACTACAGAAAGTTTTGTAGACAAAATGGCTAAAACTTCTCAAAAGTCCAATACAAATGTTAGTCAATTAGGTGAGGCTATATTAACTGTTGGTGGAACTGCTAAGGTGTTAAATGGTGGAGTAACAGAGATGAATACTGCACTAGGTATATTAGCAGATAATGGTATAAAAGGTTCTGAAGGTGGAACAGCACTTAGAAATATTATATTAGCATTAACAGCACCAACAGATAAGTCTGCTAAAGCGATTAAGCAATTAGGTTTAGATGTATATGATGCTTCAGGTAAACTTAGACCTATGAATGAAATTTTCCAAGATTTAGATGGGAAATTATCTAAAATGACAGATGGTGAAAAGACACAAGTATTAAATACTATTTTTAATAAGGTTGATTTAAAGAGTGCAAATGCCTTATTAGCTAATTCTGGAAAAAGATTTGATGAATTAAGTGGATATATAGATGATTCAACAGGTGCAGCTGAGAATATGGCCGCAACATTAAATAATAATGTAAAAGGGAAAATTACTATATTTCAGTCAGGTCTAGAAGGACTTGGAATTGCTATTTATGATAAATTTAAACAGCCAATTGGAGATGCAATTGATTCAGTTACAAAAAATGTATCTGATATGACTACAAGTATAAAAAATGGTGCATTAGATGGTGTGTTTGATGGTATTGCTAAGAATTTTGCAACATTAGTTACAGGTGTGACAGATTTTGCAAATGCAGCTTTGCCAATGGTAATTGATGGATTTAAATGGATATCTGAAAATGGTGAAATTATTAAATCTGTTTTGTTAGGAATAGGAGTAGGATTTGCAGTATTTAAGGTTGCGGGACTAATAACAACAGTTGTTCAAGCATTTAATGCATTGAGAACAGCAGTGTTAATGCATCAACTAGTTAATCAAGGTGCTACGGTAGCACAGTCATTATTTAATGTAGCATTTATGGCATGTCCTTTAGCATGGATAGCAGCAGGAATAGGTATTGTGGTTGCAGCAATAACTTTACTTTGGCAGAAAAACGAAGGATTTAGAAATTTCTTTATAAATGCCTGGGAAAATATAAAAGGTGGATTATCTAGTTTTATTGATTTTGTAAAAGGAAATTGGCAAGGTGTTTTATTGTTTTTAGCAAATCCAATACTTGGTGGATTTAAGCTAGCTTATGATAATTGCACAGAATTTAGAACGAAGGTAAATCAGATTTTAAATACAGTTATAGGTTTTGTTAAGAATAATTGGGCTTCATTGTTATTATTATTAGTAAATCCAATAGCTGGTGGATTTAATTTAGCCTATGATAATTGTACAGGATTTAGAACGAAGGTAAATCAGGTTCTTAACACAGTTATAAATTTTGTTAAGAATAATTGGGCTTCTATATTATTGTTTTTGATAAATCCATTCGCTGGATTATTTACATATTTTTATAATAATAATGGTAAATTTAGAGATTTTGTAAACAATGCGTATAATTCACTAAAAGAATTACCAGGGAAAATATGGTCGGCTATTCAGGGTGGTATAACCAATGTTAAAAAGTTTGGCACGCAATTATTATCTTCCGGAAAGAATGCAGCTACTCAATTAAAAAATGGTGTTGTAAACGGAGCAAAGAGTATTCCAACACAAATGAAAACAATTGGAAAAAACATAATTGATGGTGTATGGAATGGAATAAAAAATGCAAAAGTACAGTTTACAAAAAATATAAAAGGATTTTTTGGTGGAATAGTTGATAGTGCAAAGGAAGCTTTAGATATACATTCGCCATCTAAAAGGTCAGAAAAAGAAATTGGTGAGGAATTTGCTGAAGGTGGAATAAAAGGTATTAGAAACAAATATGCTAAGGCTAAACTTACAGCAGCAGAGTATGCTCAAATTATTTATGATTCGGCTAAAACAAGACTTGATACATATAAGAAGTATAATGATATGTCATTAACTGCAGAAGTAGCATATTGGAATAAAATTGTGCAGTCAATGAAAAAAGGTACGCAAGGTTATAAGGATGCATTACTTGAATACAAAACGGTTAGAGATAATTTGAATGAGCAGATTAAGAAAGCTGAAGATGATTATGCATCTAAGGTAAGTTCTGTTAAAGAGAATCTTATAAAAGACATACAAGCAGTTACAGATAAGTATGATGATGCAATTAAATCAAGAGCTAATTCAATTACTCAGTCAATGTCATTATTTGATGCATTTTCATCAACAACAGAAAAGAGTGCAGCAGATTTACTAACTAATCTAGAAGGACAAGTACAAGCATTATATGACTGGGATACTGCTTTAAGAACATTAGGTAGTAGAGAAGGAATGAATACAGGACTTCTTGAAGAATTGCAGAGCATGGGTGTTAGTGCATTAGCTGATATTCAAACATTGGTTGCTATGACAGATGAAGAATTAACTAAGTATGTGCAATTATGGGAAGGTAAAAATCAGTTAGCGAACAATAGAGCATTAGTTGAATATGCTCAATTTAGAACTGAGTGTGCTGAAGAAATACAAAGCTTAGTTAAGACTGCAGATCAAGAATTAAATCAATTAGAAAAAGATTATAATGCATCACTTAAGGAATTAGGAGCAACTACAAAAGAAACATCTGTAAAAGTAGGTGCAGGAATAGTTACTGGATTAAAGGAAGGTATAGAATCAGAAAATGCAGGATTCCAAAGTTATTTAACAAGCTTTTTTGATGGCATAATGTCATCTGCAAGTAATGCTATAAAAGCTGTAAATACTGCAATTCAAGAAGTATCAGTTCCTTTAGTAAATCCAATAACGGAACTTAATCAATTATCTCAAGTAGAAGCTATTAATAGTAATATTAATACGCAACAGTATACAGATGATAGCACTATAAATGTAACTGTATACACAAGCAATACAACTACGTTGGATAATAAGGTTATTGCTAAAGAAGTAAAGAAGGAAGTAGTAAATGGTATAACTAAAGATAAAAATGATTATAATTTGGCGAAAGGAGTGTGCTGATGAGGGCTACATATCATATATTTTATAATAATGAATCAAATTTGGATTATAAATGTTCAATAATTAGTAGACCAAACATTCCTACGCCAGTTAAGGATATAGAAGCTATAAAAATAGAGGGTAGGGATGGAGAATTACATAAGGATAAGGGAACTTATGGTGATATAGAAATAACCGTTGATTTTAATTTTGCATGTAATCCAGATGAGTTCACAGACAAGCTTAGAAAAATAAGAACTTGGTTATTTGGAAAAGAAGATAAGAAATTGATAATGTCAGATGATCCAGAATTTTATTATAATGTTAAAACTGTGACTATGAGTGATGTGAAAAGAAAAATTAAACGAAAAGGTGAATTTAGTGTTGTATTTAAAGTAGAGCCATATTCATACAGAAGTGATGGATTAATTGAAAAAGAAATTACTTCAGAGACATTATATAATCCATATGAATTTACATATCCAGTGTATAGAATTACTGGAAATGGAGAATGTATGTTAAACATTAATGGAAAATCTGTAGTGGCCACTATTGAAGATGAATTAACTATTTTATCACAAGCAAGGCTATGCTATGACAAACAAAATAATATAGCAAACAGTTCTATTGCTGGAGAATATGATAGTTTGATTCTTCAGAACGGATTCAATGATATTTCTGTAAGTGAAGGCTTTGTGTTAAATATAACACCTAATTGGAGAACAATATGATACAAGTATATGTTAAAGATAATAAAAATTATATCAATAATGGAGATATGACATTAATACCATCAAGTTGTATTCATGAATATGATCTAGAAGGGATTAACCAAATAGAATTGGAACATGAATATGATGAAGAGGGCAGATGGAAATATCTTGTTAATGATAATATTATAGCAACACCTACAGCATATTCAGATAAGCAATTATTTAGAATATATAATACTAAAAAGAATAATGGAAAGATAGTGGTTTATGCAAGACATGTATTCTTTGATAGTATAGGAGAATTTATAGTAAATAAAGCTATAACAGATAAGAAAGGTAATGAAGCTCTTGCAGAGATATTTGAAGATAGTGTTATTACAACATATTCAGATATTGAAGATGTTAATAGCTTAACACTTGAAAAGGTAAATGTAATAAGTGCATTGGCAGCAGATAAAGATAGTTTTCTATCTGTGTGGGGTGGAGAACGACTCTATAATAACTATGATTTATATGTTATGAAACAGTTAGGAGAAGATAAAGGACTTAGAGCAGAGTTCGGTCATAATCTAACTGAAATAGAAGAGGATATATCAATAGAGAATGTTGTTACAAGAATAATTCCTACTGCTTACAATGGATATATGCTTCCAGAAGTGTATGTAGATAGTGACTTGGTAAATGACTATGCAATAGTAAAATCAGAATTTATTAACTTTGATGATATTAAACTTCAAAGTGACTGTTCTGAAGATGAAATTGGATATGGGACATTAGAACATTTATATGAAGCCTTAAGGGAAGCTTGCAGAAAGAAATTTACTGAAGAAAATATAGATAAACCTTTAGTAAATTACAAAGTCAATATGGTTGAATTATCAACTACTGAAGAGTATAAGAACTATAGCCAGCTAGAGAAAGTTAATTTAGGAGATACAGTAAGCTGTAAACATAAATTAATTAATATCGAGACTGCAGCAAGGGCTATAAGAATAAAATGGAATTGTATTACGAAAGAGAATCAGGAAATTGAATTAGGAAATTTCCTTAAAAAATTCTACCAGGAGTGATATGAAAAATGATAGTAGGAAAATTGGTCTTTGATTTGGCTAGATACTCTGTTGAGAAGACTATACGTGTTAAACAATACGATAGAGAAAAAAGGCAATTATTAATAGCACTATTGAACGATGGTGAGCCATATAACATAGCTGAAAACTCTACTGTAAGAATAGAATGTCGTAAACCAGATGGGACAGAGATACTTAATGATTGTACATTTGTAAATAATCTAGTAACTGCAGAAGTATCAGAGCAAATGACAACATGTGCAGGAATAGTAGAATGTGCAATATCTATTTATGAATTAGATAGTTACATAGCCAGTTGGACATTTAATTTAAAAGTAGATACTTCAGTAATTACAGCTAACGGAATGACAAGTGAGAATGAATATCAGTCTTTGATAAAAAAGTTTAATGAAATTGATACAACAGAACAGGAACTGTCAGATGCGATAGAAGTTGGTAATGCAGTTCTGGAAGCAGCAGATACTCTATCAGAGGAAATAGAAGTTACTAAAAAAACTATTGATGAAACTGTAGCAGAAGTGGAAGAGGCTGTAGAAACCATAAAAGAGTTCAAGGATTTGGATGCTATTGATAAAAAGCTAGATACTATGGCAGAGCATCTAGAGGAAAGTGTAGCTTCAGAAGAAGGCTTGCATGGGATAAGGTATCAAGATAACACCTTAGAAGTGAAAGACGAAAACGGAGATTATAGGGATGTTACACTATCGTTTTATAAAGAAGAAAAAATTGCAACATTGGATAGTTTTGATGTAAAAGAAATAAGTTTTTTAGCTGAGGGGTGGGTTGGCACAGATATTACAGTTACTCCTTACTCATATCCACCGGGCTTAGTGGTTGTTGTGAATGATGTGTTACATGCGTTAGGTTCAGCAGAAGGTTCGTACGGTGCACAAAAACATTATAAATGGGATGAAAGTACAAAAAATTGGGTAGAACTTGCTGACATGCCTTTTAGTGTTAATGGACAATATAAAATTGCGACAGAACACCTTAATGAACTTCATGTGTTATATGGTAGTAAACATTACAAGTGGAATGAAGAAACAGATACATGGACACAGTTAGCCGATGTACCGCAAGGTTCTTCACAAGCGTGTATAGCTTCCTATGG